AGCAGTTGGATTTGCGGCCGCAAATGCAGTTAATGATGTTGCATTTGCTCGAAAGGATTGTGTTGCAGTAGTTTCTCCTCCAACAACTGGATCAGATGGAACTGCTCTACAATCAACTATCGGCGCAGCTGTAAATAATGCCAAAGCTTGGGCCGACAATATTTCCACAAATTCTTATGGAATTATAACATCAACTGCGGTTTATGTTTATGACAAATACAATGATGTTTATCGTTGGATTGGTTCCGCTGGTCATGTTGCAGGTCTTCTTGCTAACGTCGATGATGTTGCAGAACCTTGGTTCTCTCCAGCTGGATATAATCGTGGTCAATTGCGTGGAGTTGTGAAACTTGGATATAATCCATCATCATCTCAACGTGATACACTCTACAAGGCTCGGGTCAATCCTCTTGTATCTTTTCCCGGCGCAGGATTACTGCTTTTCGGTGATAAGACTGCACAGAGTAAACCAAGTGCCTTTGATCGTATCAATGTTCGCCGTTTGTTTATCATATTGGAAAAAGCAATTTCTACTGCTTCCAAATATCAGTTATTCGAATTGAATGACGAGTTTACACGAGCAATGTTCAGGAATATGACAGAACCTTTCCTTCGGGATGTTAAGGGTCGTCGTGGTATTACTGACTTTCTCGTTGTTTGTGACGAAACAAACAATACCGGCGAAGTGATCGATACAAATCGTTTCGTGGCAGATATCTATATCAAGCCTGCGAGATCAATCAACTTCATCACGCTCAATTTCATCGCCACTCGTACTGGTGTTGAATTTTCTGAGATTGCTGGATAATCCTGTTATAAATAACTAAAAAGAAAGGACAACTATCATGGCACAAGGAGTAGACGATTTTAAATCAAAACTTATAGGAGGGGGCGCTCGCCCAAATCTGTTCAAGGCAACGGTCAACTTTCCAGCATATGCTGGAGGTGACAGTGAATTGACATCATTTCTAATCAAGGGAGCTCAAATTCCCGCCAGTGTTATCGCCCAGATTGACATACCGTTTCGCGGTCGTCAACTGAAGATCGCTGGAGACCGTACATTCGAAAACTGGACAATTACCGTTATTAATGACGCGGCAATGAATGTTCGTAACGCATTTGAGCGTTGGATGAACGGAATGAATGAACATAACGCTAATATTGGATTAGTAAATCCAACAGATTATCAAGCAGATATGCTCGTAGAGCAACTTGATAAATCTGAAAACGTAACAAAACGATATCAAATTCGTGGAGCATTTCCTGTAAATGTCGCCGCAATTGATTTGAGTTATGATACGAATGATGCGATTGAAGAGTTCACTGTTGAACTCGCATATCAATATTGGGAATCATTGGGTGGAAATTGGGAGACTACCTCTTAATAAGTAAATATTAATTTTAATTTATTCACCCCGCGAGTCGATCCTTGCGGGGTGGATAAATATAATTATGGAAATATTTGGATACGAGATAAGCAAAAAGATTGCCCCAAAAATAAAGAAAGAAATTCTTTCACCGATTCCCAAACCGAGTGAAGATGGTTCTTCTACCACAACGGTTTTCTCTGGTGGTTTGTATGGTCAGTATATTGATCTAGGGGATTCGGTAACGGCCTCGGATCATGATATCATTTTAAAATATCGTGAAGTTGCAACACAACCCGAGGCAGATACTGCGATCACAGATATCGTAGATGGAGCAATTGCTTCGAGAGATAATTCCGCTCCGGTCAATATCTCTCTTGATGATCTGGAACAACCAGATAATATTAAGAAACAGATTATTGAAGAATTTAATAAGATTTTAACTCTTTATGCATTCAATCATAAAGGGCATGATCTTTTCCGCAATTGGTATATCGATGGTAGAGTGTATTTTCAAATTATCATTGATAAAGAAAACCCAAAAAGAGGAATTGTAGAACTTCGTTACATTGATCCCACAAAGATCAGTAGAGTAAAAGAAATTCAAAAGATAAAGGATTCAAAGACCAAAATAGAATATGAGAAGATAATTTCCGAATATTATATATATTCAGAAGGTATGCTCTCCAACACAGAAGGGGCAGGAGGAGGAGTCAAGTTAGATAAAGATTCAGTTATTGCTGTTAATTCAGGTCTTTTTGATCCTTCACGCACAAAATCAATCGGCTTTCTTCACAAATCAATCAAACTGATCAATCAGTTGAGATTTATGGAAGATTCTTTGGTTGTCTATAGGGTATCAAGAGCACCTGAAAGACGCGTATTCTACATTGATGTAGGTAATCTACCAAAAGGTAAAGCAGAAGAGTATGTTCAAAGTGTAGTTTCTCGTTATCGCAATAAACTTGTTTATAATGCGAGCACCGGAGAGATCAGTGATGATCGTCGCCACATGTCTATGCTTGAAGATTTTTACCTTCCACGAAGAGAAGGTGGCCGAGGAACTGAAATCACCACATTGGGTGGAGGAGAAAACCTTGGACAGATTGAAGATGTTGTCTTCTTTCAAAGGAAACTTTATAAAGCGTTGAATGTTCCGAGTTCTCGTCTTGAATCTGAAACAGGATTTGCCTTTGGACGAGCTACCGAAGTTTCTCGCGATGAAGTAAAATTCCAGAAATTTGTTGATAAAATTAGAAAAAGATTTTCACAAATCTTTATTGAAGCCCTAAAGGTTCAACTTATATTGAAAGGTGTTATTGAACCAAAGGATTGGGCCGCAATTCAAGAGACAATTAATGTTGACTTTATTGAGGATAACTACTTTTCTGAATTAAAAGAGTTTGAAATTCTTCGGGAAAGGCTGGAAATGCTCGGAATGGTCGATGAACATATTGGACAATATTATTCTAAGGAGTGGGTTCGTCGCAATATTTTACATCAAACAGATACGGATATTATTGCCATTGACCAACAAATGGAAAAAGAAAAAGATGACAATAGTGACGATGATGATGATGACGACGATAGTGATTTAGAAATTTAGAAAATTATAAATAGAAATTATGGCAGAAGAAATATTTAATGCACTTATAAAAAATGATAAGGATGCAGCAAAAAACTCATTTGTTGATGCAATTCAACAAAAACTTAATACCGCAATGGATGTTCGCCGTGTTGGAATAACTTCTAACATTTTTAATAATCCGAGCTCGGTTGTAGAAGAAGACAAGGTTGTTGTAGAAGAAGACATACAACTTGACGAAAAAGTATCCGCAGACAAATTTGTAAAAGGTGGAAACGATACGATCACACAGTCTGAAGTTGACTCACTTCTCGGAAAAATTTACGACAATTCAAAACTCACAAAAGATCTGATTAAAAACAAATCGTATCGAGATGGAGAGTCAAATTCCAAGGCAAAGAATTCCAATAAAAAAGATACAATTGATTTTCATCTTTTTCAATTGGGCCAACAAGTAGAATTATCAAGGCAATAAAAGAATGACTATAATACCATTAGCAGCGAAAGAAACGCCCAACTCATCAGCATCTAATATAGGAGAATCTTCTCTTGTATATATTTGTAATACGAATGGAACAGTAGCTACAGTAACTCTACAAACAAGTGGAGGTGTAACCATCGGAACATTTGATGTCGCCGGAAACGGACAAATAACGGTTAAGAAAAAGAATTTAGAGAAAATATTGACATCTGATGCAACACTTACATGTACCCCAATCGGGTATGCAAACTAAGATGAAATTAATTACAGAAACACAAGATACAAATCTTGAATATCTCACAGAAACCAATGAAAAGGGCGTCAAAGACGTTTTCATTGAAGGCGTTTTTATGCAAGCGGAAACAGAAAACCGCAATAAAAGAATTTATCCTAAATCGGTGCTGGAATCAGCAACCGGAAAATATATAAAGGAACAAGTTAAAACTGGCCGAGCAGTTGGTGAATTGAATCACCCCGAAGGACCAGCAATTAACTTGGATAAAGTTTCACACCGTATTACCAATCTCGTATGGGAAGGTGATAACGTTGTTGGAAAGGCACTTATCTTAGATACACCAATGGGTAAGATAGTGAAAGGTCTCGTTGAAGGAGGCTGTAAGCTAGGTGTCTCAAGTCGTGGTATGGGAACTGTTGAATCAAAAGGAAACAAGACGTTTGTGAAGGATGATTTCATCCTTGCAACCATTGACATTGTTCAAGACCCCTCCGCCCCCGAAGCCTTCGTAGATGGCATCATGGAAGGAGTTGAATGGATCTTGGAAAATGGTATTCTAAAACCTCAACAAATTGAAGAATATGAGACTGAAATAAAGAAGGGAAATTCCTCTCAGGTAGCTGAGGCACAGGAAAGAATCTTCAGAGATTTCCTCTCCAAACTCTAAATTCAAAATAAGATAATAATCCAATGTCTGATAAAACACAAAATAACGAAGAAATCTTTGTTGAAGACGTAGAAGAGGAAAATCTTGTAGAGGATCAGGAGCTTGAGCAGGATACACCTGAAGAAGTTTCTGAGGAATCTCAAGAAACCCTTTCTGATTCAATACTCGAAGTTCTTCTCGGCGAGGCTAAGAAGAAAAACGAAGACGAAGACGAAGATGAGGATGAAGAATCCGATTCCGAAGAGTCTGATGACGAAGAAGAGGACGAAGACGAAGAAGATGTCGCCGAGTCTAAGAATAAAAACGAAGACGACGAAGATGAGGATGAAGAATCCGATTCCGAAGACGACGACGACGACGAAGTAGAAGTAGAAGTTGAAACTGTAAAACTGAAAACAAAAGCAGGTATTCTTGCTGATGCTTTCTCTACTATCAAATCCATGAAGAAACATGATCTTATTAAGGCTTATGAAGCAATGCAAGGTGATGATGAGGATGAGATAGAAGAAAATGGTGAAAAGAAATCCACTCGGCCACAAACAAAGGCAGAAATGGTAAACGCCATGTATAAGGGACTACGGGAGATGAAAAAAGATGATCTAGTGGCAGCTTATAATGCTATCACATCATCTATGCAAACTGAAGAAGTTGAAAGAGAAGTAGAAGAAGCATTCGCAACGGACCTGAAGGTTCTTGTTGACGCAGATTCTAATCTCACCGAAGACTTCAAAAGTAAAGCATCTGCTCTTTTCGAAGCTGCTGTTGCCAATAAAATCATTACAATCAAGGAAGAACTTGAGAATACATACGAAGAAGCTCTTCAAGAGGAAATCGTATATGTTCGCGATTCATTGATTGAAAAAATCGACAACTACCTCACATATGTAGTTGAAGATTGGATGACGGAAAATCAGGAGTATGTTGACAATAAGTTACGTACTGAAATTGCTGAAAACTTCATGAATGATCTCAAGAATTTATTTGTTGAGAGTTATATTGAAGTACCTGAAAGCAAGGTTGATCTGGTAGACAGTCTCAGTGAAGATGTTGAAACAACAAAGAGGGAACTCTTATCAATCTCTGAAGAACGCGATACTCTCGCTTCTCAGATTATTGAACTTCAACGTGAAAAGATCATTTCTGAAGCAACTTCAGATTTTACCTCTACTCAAACTTCTAAGTTCATCAAACTACTTGAAGGTATCGAATTTGTCGATGCATCTAACTTTAAGTCTAAAGTTCAAGTAATTAAGGAATATTTCTTCGACGAAGATGTTGAAGAAAAATCCGCCCCAGTATTGGAAGAAAGTTCTTCCGATGAAACCGAAATAATCGTCGAAGGTGAAGTTGATCCTCAAGCAGATTTGTCAAAGAAAATGCAAGGATATCTCTCTTCCCTAAGACACATTCAACAAAACAGCCACAAGTAAAATATTTACTTACAAATTAAAGGAAACATAAAAAATGTTTAACGCAGAAAACGACCTACAAAAATGGGCACCTGTTCTCGATAGCTCTGATGCTCCCGAGTTCAAAGACAAATATCGCAGAGCCGTTACTGCCAAACTTCTTGAGAACACAGAACGTGCTCTTAACGAAGAACGGGCAGCAAATGGAATGCTAAACGAAAATCAAACAAACACCGCGTCTATTACGACTTATGATCCAGTATTGATCTCTCTCGTTCGCCGCGCAATGCCGAATCTCATCGCATATGATGTTGCTGGTGTTCAACCGATGTCTGGTCCTACAGGACTGATCTTCGCTATGAAGGCCCGTTATGGAGATGGTACTCCCATCGTAACTGGTGATACCGAAGCTCTCTTCAACGAAGCAGACACTGACTTCAGTGGAGCAGGAACCCATGCTGGAACACTTCCACATGGAAGTCTTGATTCACCCCAAGCTGCATATACAACTGGTACTGGTACTGCTACAGCAACTGCTGAAGCTGCTGATCCTGGCGAACTCGGTTTTACAATCGAAAAGGCCACTGTAACTGCTAAGACTCGTCAGTTGAAAGCTGAATACACACTGGAACTCGCTCAAGACCTGAAGGCAATCCACGGATTGGATGCAGAGTCTGAATTGGCAAACATCCTATCCTCTGAAATTCTCGCTGAAATCAATCGCGAAGTTATCCGTTCTATCAACAGCACAGCCAAAACTGGTGCCGCTAATGTTGGAACAGATGGTCTTTTCGACTTGGTTGCTGACGCTGATGGACGTTGGGCTGTTGAAAAATTCAAGAGTCTGATCTACCAATTGGAAGTTGAAGCCAACACAATCGCTGTAGAAACTCGTCGCGGAAAAGGTAACTTTGTTATCGCTTCTAGCAACGTTGCTTCTGCTCTTGCGGCCGCTGGTCAACTCGACTATTCACCCGATCTGTCCACAGACCTGAACGTTGACGCAGCCGGAAACACCTTCGCTGGTGTTCTTAACGGTCGTATCAAGGTTTATGTTGATCCATATACAACTGGCGATTACGCTACTGTTGGATTCCGTGGATCTAATCCATATGATGCTGGAATTTTCTACTGCCCATACGTTCCTCTCACGATGGTTCGCGCAGTTGACGAAACCACATTCCAACCTAAGATTGCCTTTAAGACCCGTTACGGTCTGCAAGCCAATCCTTTTGTTACTACATCTGCCGGTATCGGATCTGCTGATTCTAATCAGTATTTCAGATCTTTCCGTGTTAGTAATGTTAATGTTGGTGGACAAAGTTAATTTTAATTAACGTTTAATCAACATTTAACCTTTTTAAAAGGTTTTTAGAGGGGTCTCCATTAGGAGACCCTTCTTTTTTTTATAAATAGTGGTATATGGCGAGACTAACAACAAATTTTAATTTTCTTTCTCCTACTGGATTTCGTCTGACAATCAATCGGAATAAATTTGCGAATGTTGAATATTTCATCACCGGATTTTCTATTCCTTCTATTAGTATGGGTGAAGTGACTCAAGGTTTCAGGGGACATACATCCTTTCAGGCCGGAGATACTGTTGGATATGATGCTCTTTCAATTCGTTTTGCGATTGATGAAGACATGAACAATTATACAGAAATCTTTGATTGGATGATCAACAACCGAGATTCGGGGCGTAATCCCCTGGCCGGCGATCAGCATGTTTCTGATATGATTCTGACAGTTTTAACCAATCATAACAACGTCAATAAAGAATTTCAATTCATGGATGCATTTCCAACTTCATTGAGTGGTGCTGAGTTCACCACACAGGCAACAGATGTAGAATATTTACAAGCAGACGTTACATTCAGATACAACGAATTTAAGATTATAAAGTAAATATAACTAATTTTATATTATGATGCAGTTGAATGATATTATCGCTATGTGGAAGCGAGACTCTAAAATTGACACTGCCGCACTTGATGATACATCAAAGGAAAACTCAAAATTACACGCCAAATATATTGAATTGCATAGTGTGATTAAGTTGCAGTTGAATAAAAAAGAGTTGCAACAGAAAGTTCTCTTGCGTGATAAGTGGCTTCACTTTTCAGGTAAATTGTCCAGAGAAAAAATAGATGAGTATGGTTGGCCATACGATCCATTCGATGGTTTGAAAGTTTTAAAGTCTGACTTTCGCTATTTTTTTGATTCAGATCCCGAACTCCAAAAGAGTGAAGAACAGATCGTCTATTTGAAAACGGTAGAAGAAACTCTCCGAGAAATCATAGACACTATAAAATGGAAGCATCAAACAATTAAAAATATTTTGGAATTTCAGAAATTTACTTCGGGTTTTTAGGGTGTTATGATAAAAATTTCAAAACACAATGAAGCGAAGTTAATCGTGGAGTCCGAAGACTCTGGAATCCTACGAGAGTTGTATGAGTATTACACCTTTTTTGCCGAGGGATATCGTTTTATGCCAAGTTATCGCAATAAGATCTGGGATGGCAAAATAAGGATTTTCGACCTGAGAACACAACAACTTCCCTGTGGTCTTCTTAAACAAACTTATGAGTTTGCGAAAGAAAGAGGATATGCGATAAACTTAGATCCCACGGTAAAACATGAATGGCCTTCAAAAGAAGATGTTACAAAATATATTTCTGAACTTCCTCTTTCTGTCAATGGTAAAGTTATAACACCAAGAGATTATCAGATAGAGGCAGCCATACATGCCATTCGTAATAAAAGATCTATACTTCTCTCCCCAACTGGGTCAGGAAAATCCCTCATAATTTATATGTTGATCCGGTATTTCCTTGCCCACTCCAATAAAAATCTACCTGCTTTAGTTGTGGTTCCAACCACTTCACTAGTTGCTCAAATGGCCAAAGATTTTGAGAACTACTCAAAGAATGATAAATGTTTTGTTGCAGAAAAAGAAGTTCATCAGATCTATGCAGGAAAGGAAAAATTTAAATTTGTTGCTTCGGTAGTTATCACAACTTGGCAGAGTGCCATTCGTCTTCCATCAAAGTGGTTCTTTCAATATGGGATGGTAATTGGTGATGAAGCACAT